AAAGGAGGTTAACATGGAGGAAAATAGTATTTAATTGTGGCTGACGTAACTAATTACACTATTGAAAATGCTTCTGGAGCGAATGTAAGAACTGACCTTAATAATGTTTTTGCTGCGATCCAATCAAGTAATTCAAAGTCATCTGACTTAGCTGCAAGTCAATGTGTTGCTGGTATGCCTTTTCTTAATACCACTACAAATATTTTAAAGATAAGAAATTCAAGTAATGGTGCTTTTACTGAAATAGGAAATATAGACCAAGCTAATTTAGGTTTACTGTCTAAAGCTGGTGGCACAATGACAGGTGCGTTGTTAATAGATAATTCTACAAGTGCATCAACACCAGCCTTAAGTTTTGATGGAGACACAGATTTAGGTTTATTTAGAAAATCTGCAAACGTAATGGGATTTTCTTCTAGCGGAACAGAAAGAATGATATTTGATGCTAATGGATTGACGCTCCAAGCACAGAATGATCTTAGGTTTGCTGATGCTGATAGTAGTCATTATGTAGGATTTCAAGCACCAGCTACAGTTTCTTCTAGTCTTACCTGGACATTACCTGCTGCTGATGCTGCTGTTTCTGGCTATGCTCTTGTATCTGATGCTTCTGGAACGCTAAGTTGGGCTGCTGCTGGAGCAGGTGCAGTTGGTGGTGGTGGAAATGAAATATTCTGGGAGAATGACCAAACTGTTACGCAGAACTATACAATTACAAATGGTAAGAACGCTGGTAGTTTTGGCCCGATAGAAATTCAAAGCGGAGCTACTGTTACTATTGGTGCAGGAGAAACATGGACTATAGTATAAAAATGTATATAATAAACTTAAATAAAAACATGGAGGGTCGTAAGTAAATAATGGCTGTAGTTATAAACGGAAATGGAGCAGTTACAGGTCTTACAGCCCTGCCAGATTCAGCTATGGCATCTGATTCTGTTATTCAAGTTGTATCTACTACAATAACTTCTGCTGCTGCTGTTACTATGTCTGCTGGTGGAGAAGTTACTCTTATGTCAAGAACTTATACTCCGACATTCTCTTCTAGTGATGCTTTAATACAAGTTTCTTTGCATCTTGATATGGATGGTGCTTATGGTGGTATGTTTTTAAGATTACTTAGAGATTCTACAGTCGTTTCACAAGGCGATGCTGCAAGTAATAGAAGTCGATGTACAATGGTTCCTGATTTTAGTAATAGTACTTTCGGTGGACCCCTAAAAAGTTTTACTATACTTGATACTGGAATTTCTGGAACTTCAGAAGTAACATATAAAATTAATCTTTTTGATGTAAATAGTGGTGGTGGAAATTATTATTTAAATACAGGAAGAGATAATTCTGACAATGATTATATATTGAGATCTGTCAGTACTCTTACAGTTATGGAGATAAAAGCATAATGTCTTTTGATGATTTTGCTGCAATTAAAAAAGCATATCCTGATGCTGTTGCAATATATAGTGATAAAGGTGCGTTCAGAGCAAACGGAACGCAAATAAATATTGTTCAATCTGAAGTAGATGCTGCAAGAGCAACGCTAGATACTGAAGCTGCTGCTGTAAAATACAAAACCGACAGAACAACTAATGGTTCTACTATTTACGCTTCTTTTGGAGATCAACTTGATATGTTGTATAAGGATATGGTTGCAGGTAAACTAGATACAACTGGAACGTGGGCGACCCACATCAAAGCAGTTAAAGACGCTAATCCAAAACCATGAGTCAAATAAAACTAAAACATAGCGGTGGAAATGGTGTAATAATAGCTGCACCTAGTTCTAATCCTAGTGCTGACAGAACTATTACGTTACCCGATTTGAGTGGCAATATAACACTTACAAACGGAATAACGATGGTAGATACTTGGAGATTAATAACTCAGTATATAAACGATCAAGGTACTCTTGGTGGTACGGCAGATTGGGAAAGAGATGATACTTACGGAAATGGTTTACTTGGTACAGGTATGTCACAATCAACTGGATATTTTTCATTTCCTAGTACTGGATTTTACTCAGTAAAGTATTATGCACATCACAGTTCAAGCTATGCAGATTCTAGGGCGATTAGTGGGAATATTGTATATACTGCTAATAATTTTTCATCTTCAGAAAATGCAGCAGGATATACTGTAAACTGCATTGGTAATACAGGTAAAATTATACACGCAATGGGTTCGTGTGAAAAAATATTTGATATTACAGATGTAGCAAATCAAAAAATTAAATTTAATGTTTCATATACTGAAAATGGTTCAAGTGGTCGTACAACTACCAGTAGCGATTCAAATAGAACTTATGCAGTATTTACTCGTTTAGGAGATACATAATGATAGAAAACGCAAGGCCAACACACATAGAAGAGTATTTAAGAACTTTATATCCATATTCTTGGTATAAATGGTCTGACTCTAAAAATAAAATATATGCAAATTTAAGATTAATAACAGAAAAAATTTGGAATAGTAATGCTACTGAACTAATAGACAATCCAGTTACCAAGTTGCCGACTGAAAAAGAATGTACAGACGGCCTCGCAGCATTACAGACTGCTTGGGATTTAGAAAATAATAGTTATAAATCTCAAAGAAGAGCAGAGTATCCAAATATTGAAGATCAGCTTGACGACATCTATCATAATGGGATAGATGGTTGGAAAGCTACTATTAAAGCTATCAAGGACAAGTATCCTAAGAGTTAATTATGTCAGAACTAAAAGTCAACAGTATAAAAGGAACAGGAGCTAGTACAGCAGCTATCACGATTGATAGTTCATCTGGTGGTTTTTCTGGAAATATTACTAATCGTCAAGGTAAAAATTTGATTGTAAACGGAGAGATGATGATAGCCCAACGAGGCACGTCATCTACATCTACTGGTTATCAAACTGTTGATAGATTTCAATTTTTAACAAACACAGTTGATGAAGCACCTACACAAGCACAAGTTGACGTTGCAAGTGGAACTACACCTTATACTTTAGGGTTTAGAAAAGCGTTAAAAATTACTAACGGAAATCAAACAAGTGTTGGTGCTGCTGATGCAATATATGTCAGGTATAGACCAGAAGCACAAGATATTGCAGGTAGTGGTTGGAATTATACATCCACATCTAGTTTTGTAACATTATCTTTTTGGTGTAAAAGTAGTGTTGCTCAAAACTTTTTTGGAGTTATTGAAACATCTGATGGAACTCAAAAAATGTTTCCATTTCAAACTGGGTCTTTATCTGCTGATACTTGGACAAAAGTAACAATAACAATTCCAGGTCATGCTGACTTAGCATTTAATTTCGATAATGGTCAAGGATTGGGTATTAACTGGGTGCAGTTTATGGGCACAGACTATACTGCTAATAGTGCAGTCGTAAATACATGGAAAGCTCAATCTGATACAGAACGTATGCCTGATAATACCTCAACATGGTACACAACGAATGACGCAACATTTGAACTGACGGGAGTTCAATTAGAAGTAGGCAGCGTGGCAACAGATTTTGAGCACCAATGTCATCAGTATCATCTTTATCGTTGCTACAGATATTATGTACAAAGAGGTTTTGATACTCTTATGGGTAATAAATCTGGCACTACTGGATTCCCAAGAATAACTTATCCTGTCGTAATGAGGACGGCTGCAAGCACATTTATACAGAGAAATGGTAATAACCACGAAATGCGAGATCAAAATGATGGAAGTTCTCTTACAGGTATATCAACTTATAATCATTATGATTATGGATTTGCTTCTAGAGGAGGGGGAAGCCATAATACAATTTATGCCTCAACTTATTATGCAGATGCGGAGCTTTAAATTATGAACATTACAAAAGCAAAATATGTCATGTCAAAAAAATATGACGAAAGTTCAAAGTCTTGGGTTAATAATGAGAATGAATCAATAACCGCAACTATTGATGGACAGGAATGGTCAGTACCTTTAATTGAAGGCAACAGACATTATTCTGAAATTATGAGAAAAGTTGCTGAAGGCACTCTTACTATTGAAGCTGCTGATTAATAATGGCAATTATTCCAGGAAAAAAGAATTTTACTGTAGATAGGAGAGCAGACTTTCCTATTAAATTGACATTTAAAGATTCAACTGGATCGGCAATAAATTTAACTGGATATACTGTAGCTGCACAAGTTTATGATGAATCACGTTCCACAAAATATGCAGATTGGACAGTAGCTTATACAGATAGAACCAATGGAATTGTAGATATTTCTCTATCAGACACACAAACAGCAACTTTTACTCCAAGTATTTTGTTTTATGACGTATTGTTAACAGAACCAGGTGGTAGCAAAAACTATTATTTAGAGGGTAAACTATTTATAAGTGAGGGTTACACAGCATGAGCAATCCAAATCAAGTTGTAGTTAGTCAGGTTTCTGATGTAACTACAGTTGAAATCACAACGCAAGGTCCACAAGGTCCTGCTGCATCAGGGTTTGAATTTAATGGCGATAACAAAGTCGATGGTTCAATTCCTGTTTTTAATAGTTCAAACTCTAGGTTTGAAGCTACTGCCACACACACAGTTCTTACACTGGTCGATGGTGGAAATTTTTGAAATCCATTAGTATCATTAAACTAAAACGCTATGGCTAACACAGTACGCATTAAGAGATCTACAGGATCTTCAGCACCAACAAGCCTTGCAAATGCTGAGTTAGCTTTTGCAGAAGGTAGTAAAAAACTATTTATCGGTATTGGAACAGGAGGAGCAGGAGGATCTGCTACAACTATTGAAGCTATCGGTGGAACGGGTAGTTTCTTTGATAAAGCAACAGTACAAAATGCAAATAAAGTTATAGCTGGCCCGACAACAGGTAGTGACGCTGCTCCAACATTCAGAGCTTTAGTAGCTGCTGATATTCCCTCGTTAGCTCATACAAAAATAAGTGATTTTGATACAGGTGTTCAAGCAAATAGATTAGATCAGATGGCTGCACCAACAGGTTCAGTTTCATTAAATAGTCAGACAATAACTAACTTATCTGACCCAGTTAATGCGAGTGATGCAGCGACAAAGTCGTTCGTTGAGGCCACAAGTCAAGGTTTAGATGTTAAAGATTCTTGTGTAGCAGCTACTACAGCAAACATAACAATATCTACTGCACTAAATAATGGAGATACTTTAGATGGTGTAACTCTTTCTACTGATGATCGTGTTCTTGTTAAGGACCAATCAACAGCCTCAGAAAATGGTATTTACATAGTTGGGTCAAGTCCAGCAAGAGCTAGTGATTTAGCTGCTGGTGCTGATGCTGCTGGATTTTTTACCTTTGTTGAGCAGGGAAGTGTTAATGCTGACAATGGATTCGTTTGTACTTCTAATAAGGGATCTGCTGTTGTTGGTACAAATAACCTTACTATTGCTCAGTTCTCTGGTGCTGGTCAGGTAACAGCAGGAGATGGGTTAGATAAATCTGGCAACACACTTTCTGCTGATTTAAAAGCCAATGGTGGACTTGTTATTGAATCTACTGAAATTGCTGTTGATCTTGCTGCTAGTTCTATAACTGGAACACTTGCGATTGGCGATGGTGGAACGGGTGCTACAAGTGCAAGTGCAGCTAGAACAGCTTTAGGACTTGCTATCGGAACGAATGTTCAAGCTTATGATGCTGACTTAGATAATTTATCTGGTTGCCAATCTGGAGCTTCTGCTGCTTTAGCTTTGTTAACTTCAACAGAAGTAGCAATTTTAGATGGAGCAACAGTATCTACTTCAGAACTGAATATTCTTGATGGTGTAACATCTACAACATCTGAATTAAATATTTTAGACGGAGTAACATCTACTGCTTCAGAATTAAATATTCTTGATGGAGTCACAGCTACAACTGCTGAAATAAACTTAATTGACGGTGGTACGGCAGCTACATCAACAACTTTGGCAGCAGCAGACAGATTTATTTGTAATGATGATGGAACGATGAAACAGGTTGCGTTGTCTGACCTAGTTACATTTTTAGAAGATGAAAGTGCATCTAGTTTCAATATAGACGGTGGATCTTATTAAATTTAGCTATTAGGAGGCAAGGCCAATGGCTAATACAATTAAGTTAAAAAGGGGTTCTGGTAGCGATCCAAGTGCAAGTGACTTAGCTGTTGGAGAAGTTGCGATAAGAACAGATGAAGGTAAGTTATTTACCAAGAAAGATGATGGTTCTGTTGCAGAAATATCAGGCGGTGGAGGCGGTGCTACTGGTGGTGGTAGCGATAGAGTATTTTTTGAAAATGCTCAGACAGTAACGACAAATTATACAATAGGCGATACATTTGGAGCAGCCTGTAACGCAATGGCAGCAGGTCCTATAACTATAAATAGTGGGGTAACTGTCACTATTAACTCAGGAGAAATCCTTACTATCGTTTAATTTATGAAAAGTATTATCGAAAAACAAATTCTTGAATGGAAAGAAGAACTTGCAAAACAAGTAAAAACTAAAGATCAAGCAGAAAAAGTATTAATGGAAGCAAATAAAGCTATTTTAATGATTGAGGGTGGGATACAGGCGAAGGAGATGTTGTTGAAGAAGATCGAGCAAGAATCCCTGCCAACAGGTACAGTGGAGCTAAACCAACAATCAAAGCCAAAGTCATCAAAGTAATTGGCACACTAGCTTTAAGGAGGATTTCTTTAATCATGTTTCAAAAAATTGCTAACGTATTGAGTATCATCTCATTTGTAATGGTAGCTTCAATGAGTGGTGGAGCGTACCTTGGTTACAAGTATGTAACTTCAGAACAGTTTAAATCTAAAGTTATGAATGAGATTCTTGGTAATGTACAGGGTATGATGCCAAAAATATTAGATAATGGTTTGCCTAAAATGACAGGCCCATCAATGCCGATTATTAAATGAATTGCTGGCACTGTAAAACTGAACTTATCTGGGGTGGAGATCATAGCTTAGATGAAGAAGATTTTCCATTGAAGTCTGGAGAATATAGCATGGTAACAAATCTTTCTTGTCCTAAGTGTAATTCTTTTGTAGAAGTCTATTTGCCTAGAGATGCCTACGATTGATATACCTCGTTTTGGCATAAATAAAGTTGAAATACATGAAATACCTGTATGGAAAACTGATATACAAACATTAAATAATATAAGTAAACCTATAGTTGATATTCCTGGTTGTGTAAGAGTACATAGAAATAATCTTACGAGTCTTATTGATAGTGATAAAGATGAATATGGCACATATACAGAATGTGGTAACTTCAATATTCCTAGTTTTGAACCTTTACAGTACAACCCCAACGAATTTGTATATACACAATCAGAAACCCCCCAAAATCAGGAACAAGAATTTGTCCAATCTACAGTAGAGCCTCCTAAATACGAACCAAAAAAGAAAAAAGATGATCCGCTTTTTGTTGCCTGTCCTGGTAAAAAAGATCAAAGAGTTGGAGATTATCGTAACGAATTTAAACTGGAGCGTGTTATCGGACACGAAAGAAGCGAAGATGGTACTGAATGTATAACCTTGTATGAAAGTACTAAATTCATCGAGCAATACATACCGAATCCTCCACA